GAACAGCCATGCGGTTCAAACCTTGAGACTGCTGGTTTATGTGACCCGTAAGATTCCCAGCACGGATTTGAGCTAGCTGCGCATTGTACTGTTGCAGTGTAATAATGTTGCTTCTATAAGCTTCACGAAGGTCACGCATAGCTTGACGTTGACGTTCAAAAAGGGCATATCCTTCTTGGAAACGCCTGCGCAATTCCGTTTGTCGATCTGCTAGTATTTTAGCAGCTGCGGCAGCTTCTTGTTGCGCTCTAGCCAAAGCTTTTGTAGCTTGCTCTGCAAGACGAGCTGCCTCTTGCCTTTGTAACTCAGCAGCATACCTACGGACTGCGGCTGTAGCTGCTTGGGAAGAATACCCCATTTGTTCATAGGCACGCTTAACTTCAAGCAAACCTAGTTGATAAGCAGAGCTGCCTATTGTCCCTTGGCGTTGTGCTGTTACAAGTTCTCGTATGTTGCTTTGAAGGCTATTTATGCCCCTTGACAAACCAAGGACAGAAAATTTATTAACAGCAGCGCCAAACTCTCGAAGTTTTTTACTGGCATCTGTAAGGGAAGTCGCATCTACTGTGAGTGTAATATCAGCCATTAAAGACCCCTTTTGTTTTTGTGCCTTGTGGACAAAGTTATAATTGTCTACTAGGTTTGGTTACTCACAACTCGCAAGTAGACCCCATCCAGCTTTTTAATAATAGCAACTTCCCAAGATGAAAGTCTGTTATTTGTTAGCTTTAACCAAGATTCTATCTCTTGATAGCTGATCGGAAGAGGCCCATTAAACCCTTGACCACGACTTTGATTGAGCAATAAAAAAGCAGACCAGATGTACTCCAACTCCTCTGGGAAAGCAGGCCCCATTAGTGGTAGTGGTGTACGTCCAGTCTGCTCCTCTATTTGTGTGAGGTGTTCTCTATCAGTTATCCCATCTTTACCGGGGATAGACAATTTGAAATCCCACTCAGCATACTCCTCTAGGTCAAGGGTTAAGCTTTCAAAAAAGAGGAAAAATCCTCTTGTGCTTCCAAGATTTGACCTTTGAGCCAAGGTACTTTAGCATACAGGTCCAAAGCCTCAGTTGAATTGAACTTAGGGGATTTCCCATTAAATTGGATATTCCAATCTTTAGTGGTCTTGGTCAAGAGGTCAAGCGTAGATGTCTCCATGTCCTCAGCAGTAAAAGTTACTTTCTTACCTTTAGACATTTTTTGAAGGCGTTTATTTGTTTGTTCGTGAACAACTGCTTTATAAACACTAGAGTGTGGGGCGTAAACAGTGATGGTCATAGGCTTACCATCGTCTTTAACGAGGGCATCTTCTGTCACTGGGTGCTTAAGCTCAACAGTAATAGTGTCGTCGGTCGGGATCATGCTGAAAAGATCGGCCATGTCGGGTGGTCCTTTTAATTGTCATATTTGGATCATAAGAGGCCTTTATGCTTCATATATGATCAGTTGTAGTTACATCGGGGTTGTTTTAGTTCAGGTGGTCAGCCCCCGACAGACCGACCACCCTAGCCTCACAACTAAGCGAGGATTAGTTTACCCTTTCGGGATAGGTTAAACTGAACGAGTCAGTTTGATATTTGTAGCCTCAGTCGTGTCATAGAGTGCAACAAAAGGCATCGTGATGATACGAGAGGTAGGGCTATCAACAGGAACATCAGCACCATTGATCTTGACACGAGGGAACAACCAAGTGTAATCCGAGAGGCCCGTAGGGTCATCTACGATAACTTGCAACCCAGTAGCCGTTTCATCAATAAAGCGGTTGATCAGGCTTGCATCTTCGAAGTATGCCGTGATAGTCCCTTCAACCGTTGCCATACCATATTCAAGCTGTGGGGTGCTTGCAGAGCCAACTACAAAGGTAGGGGCCAAGGCGTTGTTGATAGTGAAGTCAATGCCAGTAACGATAGCTACAGAACTCAAAGAACCACCAGCAGTGCCAATGCTCAAAGCACCAGAGTAGGAGTCAAACGGTTGGTTAACTGAAGGTGCAGTCTTGACAGCATCAACAGACGTACCAGAGATAGTCATATCCTTACCGACCATGCTGAACGTACCAGTGACCATTTGGTTTGGTTTGATCGAGACAGCCAAGGAAGACACAGACATACCAGTGAACAGACGGAACTGAGCAATATCTGTAGCTGCATCTTCGATAGAGAAGAACTTCGGGGTAGTGCCAATCTTCAGGACGTTAGTCGAGAAGCTATTAAAGAAAGCACTCTCAAGGAATGCATCATAGTCACCCTTGCGAAGGTCAGTGACAATGTCACCAGCTACAGAACGGTTGCCATGACGGTCTACACGAAGCATACGATCAGGTTGAAGATCATTGCCGCTAACACGCTCCTTAGTAAGGCTCAGCGACTGAGTGGTTTATGGAAGTTGGATCAACGAGGGAGTAACAGGGGTAGTGCCAAAAGTCACTTCCGGTACATAAGAGAGGCCAGCGCGGCTACCTTGGGAGAATGCCATAGTTAGTTTCCTTTATCATTTGTAAACGTACCAGCCAACAGTGACTGGAGTGCAGTAGAAGGGGGAGTCAAGGAAACTCGTCCTGACCTCAGAGTAGTCTACAGAAATAATCAAACCGGCATTGGAAATGTCTGTAGTTGCATTGAAGCGGTCTAGTAACAAGTCCGCAATGTCATATCCAGCACCCGGACCCAAGCCTTCTGGTGTACAGATCAAGAGGCTATAGAGGCCATCATATCTTTGTTGTGGATTAAGGCCACGTACAGCAGGTCTGCGAGATGTGGGTACTAGATCAGCCTTTACAAAGGGAGTGCCAGTTGTAGGCTCAAAAGGTACGTTCTGACGGGCAATAGAAGGGATACCTACAGTACCAGATAGGTGTGTATCAAGGCAGGCACGAATATCGTTAATGATTGTCATTGTCTGGCCCTCACAGTGTTAATAGCATCTTGTAGGTGTATTTTTGCCCTATTCTTTACAGACGTAAAGACAAAATAAGGGGATGTTTGGCTACTTTCCCCAACCCAACCAAGGTACTCAACTTTATTAGCGTAAGGGCTTCTGTTGGCAATATAAGCCAATGCTGTATCTTCAGGTAGACTGTCAATTTGAGTAAACAATTTGTCTAGTGCATCACCCCTAGCTGTACCCGCGTCAGGTGGCTTACCGTGTGAGTTCTGTCTACCACCAGAGCCAGAGGATACAGTAATGGAATGGTTCCTTACATAGGTCCCGGTGTCTACAGGGGAGGAGTTGACAAGGTCTACAGCAACATTACGAAGGAACTCATGTTTAACTTCGTTCATGTCTTCCTCTAGCTTCTTAAGCATACTCGTAAAGGAGCGTTGAACCATATCATTCCCTCACTTGCAACTGATAGCACATTGTAGCGCTACCAGACTTAATCTCCATAACCCTAACAATGTTCACTGTGTCGCCAAGACCAATGATCTGGTCTGTAGCATCAGGTTCTGGTGTGGCTGTACCGCTAATCAGTTTGCTATCTAGGACAACCCTGCGATCACCACGGAGAATAGAGTTGCCATCCACCATGTCTGGCGTATAGTCGTAGAAATAGCCCCGTACAGAGTAGTCTGTGTTTGTGGTAGTCACAGTACCCGTAGCATCGTTATATGCACCAGCGGCCCTCTTTCGAAGCGTGAGGGCTATCCCATGCTCTTTGATGAGGTGTCTTAGGGTATACGGATCAAACGCCATCTGGTTCTTCAGGAAGGTATTGCCCACCTGCCTCTGTATTGTCAAACTGGTTGACACTGAAAGCAGGCTTCACACGATCAGGATCAGAGTTGGCTACACCCATTGCAGCTACAGAGATACCACCAGCAGAGATACCTAGTGCCTTACCAGAAGTCTTCTTACCTTGTGCTTCAATCTGTACAGCAAGTTGGTTGTACTGTTTTGACTTGTCGCTGTAGTTAGCCCTCAAAGCACCATCAAGGGCCGTAGTAACCATGCGACTGAACTTAGCAGCAATGGTCCTACAAATCCACACAGCAGCGTAGTAGACGTTATCCCCTGTCTGAGACAAGGCAAAGGTTATTTCTTCATTTTGGGACAATTCATCAGTGCTATCTGTGTCACCAATAAGAAGGCGAACAGTGTTCAGTCTCCCAGAAGCCGTAGTAGTATTTAGATCAGATGGGCTGTACGACCAAGACATAGGTTCGCCTTATTAGTTAATTTTCAAGTTCGCCGTAAGACATGCGCCACCGACGAATAAGACCAATCTGTTTATCTTTGATCTTGCTAACAGAACACTTCTTTTGCATAAAGTCTGCACTGTTCTTTGTCTTGGCTTTTACTTTCCCGTTGAGGTTATCTACGAGAAGGTGTAGTTGGTCAATAGAGTATTCCTCAAGACCATCACCAATGGAAATCTTTGTAGTTGCAACCTCTTCAAGTTCTTCATTGTGATGAAGCATATCATTAAAGAACAACTGTTGGATTACATCATATGGGGTCCCAAAGAACTCCCAGTTAAATCTTTCGCCCTTCTTCCAAATCTTACCCGCCATCTGAATGCCATCTTGTTTGACAAACACAGGGCGAGCAGGATTGAAGAAGGGAAGAAACGGTCGGGTCATTTCTTCCACTCCTTATTCAAGTTAGGCTACAACGGTAGCGATGAAGGCACCAAGATCAGACGACACAACCTTGTGGTCATATGCCAAGTTGGCTTCCAGCACTTCAGCAATACCATCAATCGCCAGATAATCACCACGATACGATTTGATCGTGATACCATGGCCCGAAGCGTTTTGCAGATCATCCCAAGTGAAGGTATAACCAGCCGAAGGGATCATCAGGCCCGACGAGCGGGGACGGTAGTAGAAGGCTACAGACTTACCACCAATGAAGGCGTTTGCTTCAGTCAGACCTTCACCAGCGGTGTCCTTCACGGCTTCCATAACCAAGAACTCTTCCACACCGAAGATTTCAGCCAGTTTGGCATCCGTCACCAGAGCGGTGTTGGTCACGGTAGCACCACCATTCAGGCGGGCAAGGATCGTCGGGTGGTTAACCAGAACATCACGGACTTCTTTACCGACAACCATCACGTTGGGCTTGAAGCCACCCGACTTGAGTTGCACAGTGCGCATGATGGTGGTAACGTCAACAATCGGGGTCGAGTTCGTGTAGTCCGACCACTGACGCACTTGGTTGGTCGAAGGAGTGCCCGCCACACCAGCCCAGTCCGTACCCCAGACCGAAGCAGCAAAGTAGGTCGAGGCCCACTTGATTTCACGGTCAACCAGCAGCAGGTTGGTCAGCATCTGAGCGCCAGCCGAACGAATGTCCAAAGCTGCATCTTCGTTAGCCAGAGTCTCAAAGTCAAAGTCAGTCGCCAGCGAGAACACGTCAGCCGAGTAGGTATCGGTCGAGAGGGTCATACCAACGCGGGGAGCCTGAGTGCGAGGCGCACGAACTTGGACTTGACCAGTACGGTTGAAGCCTGCACGGTTGTAGATGTAGTATTTGTCGGTTTTCTTAGCAACCGAGACTTTCGGGAACACGCGGTCAGCAATAAAGCCGTTAGCGTCTTGCAGGAAAGCAATCGTCAGGTTGGTAAGCGGTGCGTCGATATGAACGGCGCTAGGGGTCAACATAGCCATGTGGAATATTCCTTATTTATTTAACTAGAGTAGCTGCTGATTAGGCTTTAGCAGCTTCAGCGCGCGACAGCTCAACAGTGATAATCTGACCAGCAGCACCAGCTTCCAGAGCATAACCAACAATGATGTTAGTCGAAGCAGCAAGCTTTGCTTTGCCAGCAGCATCAACTGCAACAGCATCACCACGAGCGATACCACCAGCAGCACCAACCAGCACAGTCACACGACCGTCATAGGCTACAGTGATAGCTTGACCAGCGGCAGTAGCTGCTTGCAAGGCTACACCATCAGTGCGGACGCTAGCAGCGCTGTTGTCAACTTGCCCATCAGCAGCGAGAGTGACAAAGGTGAACTGCGAGAAAGCCGATCCAGAGATCGAGGTGCGGTTAGACAACTTTTCCGTAAATGCCATAATAGAGGCTCCTTATTATTTCTTGTAGGTTTCAAGCACAAGGGCACGGCCCTGAGCGGTTTTGATAACGGCGGCATATGCCTTGTGGAAGTCTTTTTCCCCTTTATCAGCTTGATGGCCCTTAACCAAGTCGTTCAACTTCTCAGTGGGGGTCTTCAAGTCATTGACGGCATCAGTCTTACCAACTTCTTGGAAGATACCTGCAAAAGCAGCATCAGCAGCCATCAGAAGTGCAAGCAGACTTTCGTCTTCACCTACAGACTTCAACAGTTTACCACGCTCATCAGCAGTACCCTTAAAGTTGGGCAATACCTCTTCGGCGCGCTTACGGAGTGCTTCAGTCTCTACGACATTTTGCATCTCTTCTAGTTTTTTAAGGATGGGGGCAGGGATAGCCGACTTGGCAATCATCTCACCACCAAACTCAAGCATTTCTTCTTGGGGCTTAGCCTTTTCAACAACTTTAGCCTCAAGTTGAGCAACTTGGTTTTTGTAGGTTTCAATCTCTTCCAGAAGCATCTTATTGACTTCTTCAAGGGACTGAGCTTCAGCTTTCCACGACTTACGAGTTGGTTTTTTACCCTCTTCGTCCATCATTTCTTCTTCGTCATCGTCTTCACTACCGATTTCGATTTCAAGCTTCTTGTCTTCCTTCATACCCTTTTCGGTGGTATCAAGACCTTCTTTGGTTTCGTTTTCCATGTGTTCCCCTTCTGGGCTGCGCTTATAGAGGGCTACCTTAGCCAGTGGGTCATCGCCCATATCAACCAAGGAAACTTCTTCAAGCTCCAAGTTTACGAGTTCCGTGGGCATTACACCATCTCCTTCAAGGCCCGTCCACCGATAGAGAACGCAGCCAGTTTACCGCTTTTAACATCTTGCCAAACCTGATCGTCATAGACCTTCAGTGCAATAACCCAACCTTCGCGGTCCGATTGGATACCCAGTGCCTTTGCAATGTCGTTCGTCAAGGGCATGGAATGAACAACTTCCCCGATACTTTCACCAGTGTGCATTGACTTGGCGGTTCTCATGGAAAGCATAAAATTTGTAGCTGCCTTAGCAAGCTGTTCTGGGCGGATAAACTCTCCACTGTGGTCTAGGCTAAATTCACCCTTGACAGTGGAGACATAAGCCCAACCAAAAGCTAGACGCTCTTCATCCATCTGCTTTAGTATTTGGCCCTCAATCTGAATCTTGTTCGTCATCTCTGATACGGACGTACCTGCTTCCCACATACGGCACGACCAGTAGCGGGCAGAGGTTTTATCTGTAGCTGTGTCACAAGAGTGACGAGCGCGGAAGTTACTACGAGCATCAGGATCATCACGGCGTATCTCCATGTTTGGATCACCAAAAGTGACTTTCTTGACACCATCACCACTCTTAACGTACACACCAAACTTCTTACCAGAACCTTCAGGTAGACGGAAAGGCTTATCCAGAGTGACTTCTTTACCTTGGTGCAAGGCTTTCTCAACAGCTTGTTTAGCTTGGGACCATGCACCAGCAAAAGCACGACTTTCAGACATACCTTCTTGAGCCATCATGGAGTTGTAGACATTCCGAAAGACTGACTGTTGATGAGTAGAGAGTTTACTCCGAACAGCCTTTGGCAAAGCATCATTAGACGTGTAGGGCATTGTTTTTTACCAAAATGAGTTGTTGATTAGAGTAAACCCTAGTTCCATTGGTCGACACCTGATGGATTTGGTTATCAAGGTCAGTCTTCTCAGGGATAGCACCCGGAACAGGTGGGTTAGCTGTGATAAACTGTTGGTACACCTCTGTAGCGTACACGTTGATAAAGCTAGTGTTGATAAACCTCCACCTAGCTACAAGACGGGCAGATTCGTTCTTGTTGCAAGAGAAGTCACCATAGGTGCTATACGCAGTGTGTCCAGCCGGGACTGTGTAGATAGCCATTGAGGTACTACCCTCAGTGTCTGCAATCAAACCAACGATTGAACCAACAGCACTGCCAACACGGATAGTAATATCCCCTATGTTGGAGTTAGCACCATCAAGATAAAGGGCGCTATTCAGTCGGAAGTAGTTGGCTGCAACTGTAGCTACAGGGGTAAGCCCATTCAAAGTGACAATTTCAGTGATTGGGTTATAGTTGTTGTCAAGGCCATTCAGGACAACTTGGTAGGTGTCTGAAGCACTTGTACTTACAAGGTACAAACGCTTACTGCCACCGTTCCAAGCAGCCCAAGGGTAGGCACCACCAACATTCCAAATAGTCTCTGGCATAGTGGCTGGGTTACTCAAAAGGTTGACCCCACTAATAAAGACAGTGGTGTTGTCTGATACCTCACCTTTGGCTACAGCAAAGTAGTTGTTCTCAAAGTTCAGTTTTCCCCAAGGCATCAGTCAACTCCAATACTATTTTGTTGGCACCTGAGCTGAGGCTTGGGCATCAATCTGTTGTTGCTGACTACACAAAGATAAACATTGCTCTAATTCTTTGATAGTCATTTGCCTAAACTCTGTAGACCCACTAAATTTGTACTCGAAGATGTGGGGTTTACCAAAAGACAACAAAGCCTTTTCTAAGCTTTTAGCATTTTTTGTATGGGACAACCAAACTTGCTCAGCTTGAAGGTCTCCCTTACGACAAGAGTATTTAATCCTACGTATACCAAGACGATCAGAGGTCTTACCGACTTTGTAAACGTTTGGCAATCCTTTTACAGACCAAATGTAAACAACATTATTATCACACTCTGGGGTATTATAGGTCTCTCCAAACAATTCAGAAAGGATACCTTTATCATAGGCCCATTTGTGGGCACCACTGTACTTTATCTTAAAGTCTGTGCGATGCTTGCACTTATTTGCTGCTTCTTTGACAGAGGCTTCATCCCAAGAGTTGGTCTCAGGGGATTCACCAAATACAACATCAAGCAACCTTCTCTTCCACAAGAAGCGATAAGCACCACCTGAACCTTTTTGAAAAGACCAGCGATCAATATAACCACTGGCCTCTGTTATTGCAGAGTCAACAGTCCAAACTTTTCTGGTTCGCTCTAAGTGACTACCTACAGATTCAGGCTCACCCATCTCTAGGAAAGCTTTGTAGGCGGACTCGGAGTTTTTCCTGAACTCAGTTAGGGTTTTGTACTTTTCCGCTTCCGTCTTCAAGTTGTCCAACGTCCATTTGGTCGGATTCCTCTTTTTTACGCAAGTTTTGCTCATACCTCTCCCGATCAAACTCAATTTCGGCTATGGACATAATGTCAGCAATAGTCTCAGGATGCTGGTACAAAAGAACATCTGCGTTATTCATATTGCGGATCAAAGACGATACAGCGGCCAAATCGTGTGCAGCAACATCTCCAGCTACAAGCTTTGGCATCGTATCCCAAGGCAGGCCATTTAGTTGCCACAGACGCTCTACAAGTTGCTTGTTAAGCACATCTACAATAGTATTGATGTAGCTTTCAAGGCTTCTCAGGAAAAGGTCTGTCTTAGTTTTAGATAGAGCGTAAGAGCCAGAGCTAGAACCAAGCATGAGAAACTCAGCCATGAGGCTACGAGCAATATCGTGTTGGTAGCGTTTGACAATAGGGTCAATATCAATTGAGCGAGAACCATTTGCAGTGATCAGTTCAATATCCATGAGACGCTGGCTTGTAGGCTTACCATCTGAGTCTACATAAAGATCAGAGGGAAGCAGTGCATAACCTTGCTCATTGTTCTTCAGATCACGAAGGATACGCTCAAACTGTCCACGAAGGTTAGCTTGGTCATCAGAAGCGTCACTACTCATATACTCCGCAGGCATACGGCCAACAGGGACACCATGTAGTTCTCGTTCAATAGCAATGGCTTCATAGCTTTGAATCTTGTTGAGATACTGGTAGCTAGTATAAGCATTGCGAAGCACCGATCTGCCGGAAGGATCATTGTTTAGGCTTGTAGTGCGGTAATAGACTGACTTCTCTACTGGGATCATTGCAGGGGTCTTACCCCACACAGCCTCTTGGTGCATACCAAGGATTTCACCAGTTTTCTGGTCCACTTCAAAACTCTCTACCGTCCAAGGGGCGCGGATGGCAATCTTCCTGATGCCAATACGACCATCTTCATGCTTAGAGTTTTTCTTTGGGGAACGGAAGTCACCCTCACGACGTTTGTAGACCACCTCAAACCAAGAGAAGCCATATGTCAAGTAAGACAGAGACTCAGAGATGTGGTCATCAAGGGAGTGATCCATGTCATCAAGGACAGATTGAAGGAACTCAGCCTCTTGCTTGGCTACAGCGCTATCGTTGGAAGGTTTTACCGTAATCTTAACGTCACGTAGGGTTTGTTCAACCGCATACATAATAGAACCAACGATAGCGTTATTGTCCCTCATCTCCCGGTACTTCTGGATGGCCCTCTTGCCACGAAGCTCTTGAAGAAACTCGTCGGCACGAATGTCACCTGTGTAGGTATTTTTACCTGATACACCAAGTTCAATTTTTGATGCTGTCTCGGACAGTTTTTTCATTTTGTTCGCTCTTCTTTATCTTTAAGGCCAAACATTGTGGGTTTGGGGCTAGTTCAGGTTTCCACTTTTGTATGGCCTATTTAACAAAACAACGATCACATAACACCTGCAATATGGCTCAAGTTGATTTCTGTAGTTGATTGGAAAACCGCATTTTAGTAACTCAACAAATTCGGGTGATTATACCAATCGGCCAGACCGACAACCTCAACCGTAATAGGCGCGAAATAACCAGTGGTCGATGTACGAATACCAACCTCAACTATCGCATCTTGATTGAGCAAGACCTTTTGGACCAGCTTCACCTCTTCAAACTTTGTCGCGGACGTAGTTACCGTTGTCGCTGTTGTCCGTACAGTTGAACCTGTGCGATAGCGAACCACAATCCGCCCATTCTTCATATAACCCCGAATTTCAAACGCTAACGTTGCGTGAGTCCCAAACAACCCCTGCAAATACGACAGAGGAATTGACCGCCACGCAGTGGTATGGCTCCACACCCCGCTAGTGCGTGTCACGTCTACACACTCAATTCCGTCAGAAACGGCGGCGGTGTTGATCGTCCCGGCATCACCCTGCAACGTGGAAATCGTCCAGTCAGTGCGATTTGTTGGTTTCCAAAGTTGCGGCCCAGCAAAAAACTTCATTGCTGACGTGATGCCGTTATCGACGAAGGCCGGGTCTCCATATGTCGTACTGGTTGACAATTTCATCAGGTTCGACGTTCCCGGAAGGATCGTTCCGCGATCAGTAAACTGACCATTTGCCCCGATTTTCAGATTGGTGGTTTTCGTCATGATCTCGTCGCCAATCAGCGGCATCAAGAACGCGCGGGTTTCAGGTGTTGATATTGACGGTAGATACCGGATGCAATTTCCCTCAACAACCAAATGCGCAGGTCCGCTAGAGCCGCTCGTGATTTGCACCAGTGGCTTGTTTGGCTCAGTGGGCGTCACAATGGTATTCCGCAGAACGTGCAACTCTCTTGCTGACGCCGCCATGACGCACGCCAGACCAATGTCGTTGTTCATGAGGTTGTCTGCAACTGTAACGGCAGGCGCAGGTTCCCCTCCTTGTGACCCTACAAAAACAGATGCAATGTGGCCGACTGTCGCGCCCTCAAAATAGCAACTCTCAATTCGTGCGTTACCTCCGGTAATAGCTACGGAGTAGTTCGTGTCCCTCTCAAAAATGCAATTACGTACCGCAGCCGCCCATGGTTGCTGGAGGTTCAGGCCCGTGTCACACTGTTGGAAATATATATTCTCAAAAACCGCTCCATTAGCTTGGCGCTCCGAGTAAAAACCAGTGCCACATCCAAAGATGTACATGTTTTTGTAGGAGTTGCCCCAGTCGTCTCTGGTGCGGATGCCTTCCTTAAAGCCCGAGATATATACACGTTCAATTGACCCTATAGCGTTTGCAGATTGCCACCTAATCCCGGTTGCTAATGTCTTATTTGCAACTAACTGGATAACGCTAAAGTCGGAAATTGTGCGGAACCCAGTGCTTTCCAAACCAGTAAAAGGAGCACCGAAATCGAGGACAGGAACGTCACTTGCACCATTGTAAGAAATAACCGTCTGCATCATCCCCGCGCCGACAACATACGGCTTATTGCGCGGATGGCCTGTCAGGGCGAGAGATGATCCAACCGTAATCCCGGCAGAGGCTGGAAACTTAACTTTTGCAAAAATTCCCAATTGCGACAGCGGGTTTACAATGTCGAATGCTTTTTGAATTGACGCCGCAGTTGCAACTGCTGTTAAGGCTGCGACGGGGAATGCGCCGTCAACATCAGGCATCACATAAAGCTTTACCCCACCAGCAGTAACCAAGTGTTGGTCTGAGGCTCCAGAGGCAGCAACCTTATATGCAAAACCCTCCTTCCTTGTCTGCACATAGTCTCCTGCGACCACGCTGGAAGGTCCACCAGTGGTGTAAGTCAGAGCGGTGTCTGCCAGCACAGCAGCAACATCGTCCAGCCATGGGCCGTCATAGAGCGCGGCCTGCGCGGCGGATGCGGCAGCAGAAATTGCATTCACAGAGGAAGAAGCGGCAGCAGCTACAGCTACAGCAGAAGTATCATAGGCAGTAGCATTGAGCGTGATTGTTTGGGTGTCTGAGGCGATGTTTACAGGATTACCTTGGGTAGTAATGCTTACGGTCATTGAGTAATATCCTGAGCAATAATAAGCTGAAAAGTCTCTGTAGAGACAACTACAGAACCAATAGTGAACTGTATATCACAAAACAAGCGGCTAAGTGGACCATCAGTGACAGGCCATGTGGCAGTTTGTGTAGCGGTGGCAGATAGGCTAAACAAGCCATTTACAGCATCCGTTACCGTAACTGTCAAGGTGTCTACAAAGTTAGTAGCTCGTACTTGGCTAGCAAGAGTATAACCCGTCAGGTTAATAGCTACACCAGAAGAATCTTTCCAAGAACAAGAATAGCTAAGGGTGTCACCCTTTTTGTGATAAATAGTTGCCATGGTCTACCCTCTTGTTGTTAGCAAGCCTTTCGCATCTGAATAGGCCAAGTTAAGTTCTGGTTTAGCAATACCTTTAAGTGCAAGCTCAGTTACGGCCCACACCATGGCATCAAGTCTATCTGGTGAACCAATAGAACCCAAAGGTTCCCACTGCACAAGCTGATCTTCCAAAGCGTCAAGACCCTTAAGGTGTTTAACCTTACCACGCTCATACAATGCAGAAACTGGTTCAGCCCTAGCAAACTTACCACGAGAAGCATGGACAAGTTTAACAGGTACAGTCTCATTAACTGTATGGAGGGTGTACTTGACCATATCCCCACCTTGGTTACGTTCAGCTACAATCTTGTCAGCTTCGTACAGGTGATACAGGTCAATGGCCCTAGTGGCCCAACCTTCTGGGGTATAACGGTCTGTGGCATCTTCTAGGATGTAGCTACAACCATTCAGGTCGATACCAGCTACGATCAAACCCGTCATGTCACTCTCAGCATTAGAGGTAACAGCAGGGTCAATAGAGATTACCACACGGGCTAGAGTCTTAGCGAAGGCTACAGGGTCATCAACGCCCTCTACCTCACACTTGGAAAGCATCTCTCTAGTCCACAAGGCACCAGAGGCTTCATCCATAATCTCAGCATAGAGTTCCTGCCTACCAAGGCGAGTGCCCTCATACTGGTCTTTAACGGCTTGTAGATAGGTTTCTGCAAGGTTAGCTGAGTTGTCAAACGTAGACCCATAGGTAACTACAGTTTTGGCGTTCTTAATGATGTCTCGGACTAGTTTGGTGGGTCTTGGTGTAGTCGTCACACAAACCTGTGGGTGCTTACCAAGACGGAGGGTAAATTGTAGCATGTCCCATGTACCACGGTCTTTATTCCATGCAGCCAACTCATCACACCAAGCAGCTTCAAACTGTGGTCCACGGAGACGTTCCGGTTCTTCAGCTGAGAAGAACTGTACACAAGCACCGTTGTCCCAAGTCAGCAGACGTTTGGTAGGGGACCACAGGGGGCGTCCTAGGGGCTTACCACGGTTGTCCTTATCACCCTTCCAACAACGGGCTAGGAAACCAGATTCACCATTCACCATAACTCGTTCAATATCGGAGTTAGTGGCGGCTACAGCAGCAATACGCTTATGCCCTGCCTTGACCTTCTGGCGGACCCACTCAACGCCTGCACGGGTCTTACCGAACCCACGACCAGCATTTACATACCACACATTCCAGTCACCCTCTGGAGCGATCTGCTGGGGTCTAGCCCAGAACTCCCATGTGTAGATAAGAGCTTCAGCTTTCTCGGGGGGTAGTTGGGCCAACAAGGCTACTACGTCTTCACCCATAGCCCTTAGGTCATCAGCGTGGAGCTTAAGGCCATTCTTAGTAGTCATTAGATGTACCTAGCGTAAAAACCCTTGTGCTGTCGGAGGTTTCCTTTGGCAGTGTCACAAAGATGACCCTTGTGGAGGCTATTAGCCTTACAAAAGTCTGCCATTAGTACGTCAGAAGAAACAAGACTGTTGTCGGGATAACTGTAGATGTTGACAGGTCGTGCAGCGGGATTGTCTCTGCCAATACGACAGTCAGATAGTTTTTTCTTTGTTTCAATGGAAGCCTTCCGACCAACCATCTTCTCCTGCCAAGCCCTCTTACCAGCCTCTGTCATAACACTCACGTTACGACCTTTCAACGAGGTTGAGATTTTGGCTTTTGTCTCATTGGACATATCAGAAGACGGGCCACCGCCAGCTTGAAGGTTCCAGCCAATAGCAGGTAACGGACGAAGTGTCTTCTCTAACCAAAGGGCTTCGTGTCGTGTTTCGAACACATCAAGGATCACCCTAATAATCTTTTCGGAGTGCTTTTTTAGCTTGTTCTTAAAGAGGGCGTTTGTGTTATTTTTTGTTCCATGGGCACCCCAACGTCTTTGAGGGTTGTTGGTGATACCAATGTACCCTTCATCAAGTCCCATTCCGGGTAGTTTGACATGGTAGACGTAGTAAAGATTACTCATCTTTGGGGGGTGTCTTCCTACCAAGCAAAGCCAACAAATCTTCGATTGCGCCCGTGTCTTCCGAGACATCTTCTGGATCAGTCTCTTCTACTTTCAATGTAGGTGACCAACCAGCACGACTACGAAGAAATAGTTCAGCAGCCTTTAGATCACCGCCCTTAGCAGCATTGATGACTACAGAACCAATCTCTTCTTGGATGGAAGCCCTAGATGCTGCAATATCATCACGGTAAATCTTGTAGAAGGTTTGGTATGACTTCGGGGCATTCTTCATTGTAACTACAGAATCGAAGATGACTCTCATAGAGACTCCAGCACAGATGCCAGCCCTAATCTTAGTAGCAATCTTCATATCATGAGGTAGGGATTGAGCAGCCATCTGAATTACTCTTTCTTAATTGGCAGTACTATTGTATTTGACTACAGAATTAGGAAGAGACTACTTAGTAAATAACCCTACATCGGTAGGTGCAACTACAAGAAGGT